ATGATCGAGGATACGTCCATAAAAAATGACGGGAGTATACAGATAGGAAGCAATATCAAGAAATTGAGAGAAGCCAAAGGCATAAAGTCTGGGGACCTTGTGCGTCAAGTTCATCTGAAAGGTGCTAATATTACCGCATTCAGTCTATCCAAAATTGAGGCAAACACTCAACATATCAAAGCCAGCCAGCTGAAGGCTATCAAAGAATCTTTGAATTGTTCGTATGAAGAGCTATTCACAAGCGACGAGGAATAATCCCCGCCGCTATTATTATGCCCTAAATCTGATCGGCCAGATCAACCTCCCAGATCTCCTGGGCCCCGTTGTCCCGGGTGTGCCAGCAGGCGCCCTCCAGGGGACCGTTCAGAGTATTGTCCAGGAAATACCAGTCGCCGGCACCGTCAGCCGGATCGCACACGCGGCCGTCCCAGCGGTGCCAGCCGGTGCACATATACCCATCTGGATTGAACAGGTACCAGTGATGATTGATCACGCACCACTGGTTCGCGGGATAACTGCCGTCCGTCCGCCGGTACCAATAGCCGATCCCGGTGCGGACCCAGCCCACCGCCGGCGCCCACGTCCGCATGAACGCCTCCGGGCTGCCGTAGGTCTGGATCAGCTGTGTGGGCGTGCTGCCCCAGTCCGGCAAGTACAGATGGGGCTTGTCCACCAGGCTGGACCAATCTCCGCCCCAGGCCAGCCCCAGGGACTTGGCAACGGCCGCGGCCCGTTCGAAGAGACCGGTGTTGTCGTTGTAGCTGTCGTCGCTGGTCTTGCCGTCGCCGTCCACGTCCATCATCAGAAAAAAGTCAAAGGCAATGCCCCACTGGTGCTGGGAACGGTAGGATGTGCCCCGGGCATTGGTCACAATCTGACCGGGCTTGGTGCGGCCCTGGGCATAGAGTGCTTCCTGCTCTTCTACGGTTCGTAAGGTCTCCGCGATTCCCACGATAATTCCCTGAGCTGCGCAGGCCTGGATCCATCTGGCGGCCAGCTGCTGTAGGCGGGGATGGCACAACGTAATATCTCTCATAGTGTTTACCTCCTTGTCCTTTATAATATGAAATAAGGCCCCGGGATGTCCCAGGGCCAAAGTGTTGTGACGTTACAACCGTTGCGATATCGCAACAGCCTATTTCATGCCGGGTCCATTCTGCAGGTCATGGTCACTGTTGTGAGGCGGCCGGGGCTTCACCGGCGGCATGGCCGGCTTGTCCGCGCTGCCATCATTGGGGTTCGGATCGTGGGCGCGGGAGTCCTCCTGGCCGGTGGCCGGACCGTAGGGGGTGGTGTGGCCGCAGTATGTAGCCGGGCCCTTTCCGCCGGGATGGCCGTTGATGTGGTCGTTGAGCTGTTCGGGTGTCATGTTGTTGGGGTTGATTTCGGGCATAGTGTACCTTCCTTTCATGTTTTGTAATTTGGGGTTACGCGCCGCTCTGACCCTGCGGCCGGGAGATAGAGGCTCACCTCCTTCAGGCTGCCTTGTCCAGTTCCGGCAGGCCTGCCAGGGACGTCAGAATCGACGCCACGCCGGCCAGCAGCGCCGTTCCGATCACCATGCGCCAGTCCACTGCCGTGATCGTGGCCGCCGCTGGCAGCATGGCTACCGCGGTCTGGGCCATTGTCTTGACTGATCTGCGCAGCGCAGCTCTCATCCACAGAACCGTATTCACATCTGCCCGAAAAACACAATTTTTAAACATATTTTCACCATCCCTTCTAATTGTCAATAATGGATTCTAATAATTCATCTCGAATTTTTTTCATACTTTCTATTCCATTTCCTGTAATCTGATGATTGAGTAATGCCGCCAAGCTCTTAGATTGTTGTTTTTGCATCTCCTCCAATGCCAAAAGTCTCTTATAGTCCTTATCTGAAAGTTCCTCCAGCTTTTCCACACGTTTCGTCAATCGAAACGCCGGTTTTATCACCTTGATAATTACCGCCCCTGCCCCTCCAACAATACTCACCGCCCCACATATGGACAGCACCATCTGCAAATACTCCAATGGTAAAACCTCCCAATATTAATCTAAGCCATGGCTATTTCTTCCCTAACCATCTGTGTCTGAGTCTGTCTGTACAATTTTAATCGTATTTACTGCAAAAAGTCTTTCGGTACTTTATTATCACTTTGTTAGTCACTCCTGTTGCTTAATCATTTACAGCGTTTTTGCGGGTGCATTTCCATTTGACCTATTTGGGGGCCTACATATACCCTATCGCCTTTATTAAACGTTCTGTGCCACTTCCATGTACGCGATACACGATTGATCAACACGGAGGCATTGTTTTGGGGAAGCTTAACTATATAATGCCTCGCAAAATTGCAGTCTTCTCTTCCGGAATATTAATTTGCACTGCAATATTGGATATTAAATGATACTTTCAATATTGAAAATTTAAATTTAATACACAACCTTGGTTTTTACTGTTTTGAATATTTATGTAATAAAAAGGAGGACGAGATGCCTGAATAAGCGGAGAGTAATGTGTGTTATACCAATTTCGAAGTTACTCCGGGACTAATCCGCATAATGAATATAGGAATAAGGTTTGGAACTGTTAAGATAGATCAGCTGGCCAATACCACAACATCGGTTGAACTGAAATTATCCGATATTTTTGATACTATATTGTGTGCTATAAGTAGTGTAAGAACTACCATACCTGGGGATAAAAATGCCAGTGTTATGACTGATGGTACAACTGTAACAATATATTTACATAATAATACCAATAGTGTTGGTACTATGTGGATATATTATGTCATCTTTGGAGCACTCAGATAAGCCTTCAGTTAAACGTAGCAAATTTAGTGGTAGATGAAACTGTGCCATTTACGCATTTATTGGCATATGCCCCTACGCTTGTAACCGCTAGCTCCACGTAATTATTACCACTGGTGTAACATCTTACAAAAAGTCCACCTTGACTATCCGTAAAAACAGTAACTCGAGGATATTTTGTATTTGAGGTCTGTAAGATTTTATCCGTTGGATTGATAGCCTCTAAATCCATATATTTTAAAAGCTCTGCCCAATCTCCCCAGATTCCATTACTCTTATAGCGCAGAAAACACCGATTGCTACCAGAGACAACGTATAAGATCGTTCCGAAACTAATCGAGGACATATTCACATATGCCGTGCCACTTGAGGCATTACCAGATAACCCGGCTTTATACGGCGTGTGTAATGTATCGGCCCCACATTGAACGATTCTCTGGCACTGGCTGCCAACGTCAGCGACTTCCTGTAGATCAGAGGCGGGAGTACGATTATCTAAATTGGTATTGCGCACATCAGTATGTTAATTCATCGAAAACTCATTCTTATTCATTCTCGGCACTGTGTTCAATACCAATTTTGAGTGGAAATTAGCTTTTTCTGTGCAAGGAGCTGGCAACCGCAATTTGCCATCCCAGTTTAAAGAGTTACTTGTTATCGCAAATGCCGGAGCCGCATACAACACGTTCATTCATGTCCCACATACTTTTTTGACAAACGAATGGCAAAACTTTTCAACGTCGCATTATGTTACACAATCCGATAACTCTTTCGTGGGTTTCAAAGCCACAAAATCATTTATTAGTCTTGTGGTATCCTATACTAACAATGGTACGGATTCATCTTCACTATGTAAATATAGTGTGTATTACAGATAATGATCATTCTAATTAAATGTAGCAAACTTAACAGTGGATGTTACTGTATCATTTACGCATTTATTGGCATATGCTCCTGCTTTCGTAACAGCCAATTCTATATAATTATGGGGGTCCGTATAACAGCGGATAAAAAGTCCTCCTTGATCATCTGTAAATACAGAAGCTCGTGGATATGTTGTAGCCGATGTTTGCAATATTTTGTCAGTCGGGTTTATTACTTTTAGATCAATATCTGTAAGTATTTTCGCGACAGCAGTCCATGCACCGGTATAAGAAATTAACCCAAGCTCGATTTTTCCAGATTGAAAAAACTGAAACCGCGTGCTCTCATGTGTTTCAGTATTGTAGTTATCAATATATAAAAAGCCATCCGGCCCAGAACTAATACGTGCTTCATATGTGTTTTGAATATTGGGCTGGATAATAACGCCGCCAGAAAAATGGTTACTGAAATTGGTATAACGCCCGTAAGGCCCAAAAACAGCCCTGCATAACAATTCTATGAAATTAACACTGTGCTCAACAGTAATTTCGAGACATGAAAAATAAGCCTCCCTTCTAGCAGGCTTCAAAAATTCTAGTCTTGTGTCAGGCCTTATCCAGCTGCATACATATCGTATTCATATTTCATTTTTGCGTTTCCATTCTTGGCGTAAATCCTGGTTGTCTCTACACTGGCATGTCCCATCAAATCGCATAAAGTTGGAAGTGGCATGCCCTTATTCAATGCCCGAGTCGCAAATGTATGGCGGAGAAGGTGCGGAAAAACCCGTTTACCGATCCCCGCCGTTCTTGCAATTCTCTTTATAATGTTCTCCAAGGCATTCTTCTTCAGTCCCTGATGTGGGGCACGACTGGATAGAATCACTGCACCTTCCCTGCGATCCCCCAGGTATTGCTCAAGATATTCCAGCACGCGTTCAGAAAAGAATACAATCCTCTCCTTCTGTCCCTTCCCCAACACTTTCACGCAGCCCACAGCAAGATCTATATCTTCCACTTTCATGCCCACAACTTCTGATACACGACAACCGGTAGCCAAAAACAGTTCCAGCACCGTATTATCGCGGATATTGGCTCCGCAGGCAATTCTCATCTTCTCCATTTCCCTGGGTGTCAACGCTTCTCGGATCTCCGCCACATATTTGATCGGATCCACAGTGGCCATGGGATTCTTTTGTATGTAACCCCGTTCGTGTAAGAACGTAAAAAACGAGCTGGCAATACGTCGCTTGTGATCCTTTGTGCTGGTACTAATCTGCCGTGCCTGCTCGTAATAGTTCAGACATTCCACCACGTCCTCTCCTGTAATCTCCTGAATTGGCTTTCCTACAAACACCAACAGGTCCGTCAAGAATCGCTGGTACTGGTTGACCGTACTGGTCGAGTAGTTCTCGAATCGCATTTTCCCCAAGAAAATGTCCAATTCTGGGAAACATAATACATTGGTGCTTAATCCTGTTTCTCGCTTTGCTACCTCATAGTTCCGGAGCACCGCCGAAAGTGCCCCATCAATAACCTGCAGTGCAGGACGATCCAGTTCATTTGACAGTCTAGCCATCAATTCATCTTTTAGCCTTACTTCATCCATATAAACAGCCCCTTTCCTTATAATCATGGTAACTCTATCATAAGGCAAGGGGCCTGTTTTAAGCAAATCTCTTACTGTGCGCAATACCAATTTAACGACGATGTGGAATTCTGGTTTAACCTATGGTGCTAATTTTGATTTTAAAACTGGTGGATATCTCAAAGTTGGAAATCTGGTTGTTGTTGCGCTGTCTCTTAATATCAAATCTGATATAGCGGAAACATCATATGTTGATGCAGTATTCGACTTACCTCTTCCTATCGTGGAAGCAGCACTGGCAATTTGGACTTTTAACACAGCGGCAGCAAACCTAAATAAATGTAGAATTATGCCCTATAATAATGGAGGTCTAGTCTATGTATATGGTGCCCTTTCCAAAGGGGAAGAGCTACAGATCTCAGGAGCTTATATATCAGCTAAATGATCATATTACTGGTGCCCCTATAGTTGTCCACCCACTCCAGCCCCCGCCCCTACAGTGTCGGGTAAATAGATGGGAATCGCCGACTGCCATAGCTACCTGGGTAAACCAACCACTCCCGGAATCGTATGTTAGGCAAAATCCATTTTCATAGGCGGTGTCACCTGTTTTATATGGAGTGTCAACTGTATCGGCAGTCCATGTAAAGATACTAACCTTACCAACTATGCTTGTACTTGCATGAGCGATATACTGAGAGCTGAGTGGATTGAGGCATGTTCGAATATCACTATCAAAATGAATGAAATTGGTATTGAGCACACTATAAAGATCCATCAACACCTTCCCCTGCGCCGCCGATAACGGCAGTTTATCATTGTTCGTCACGCAGTTATTCACGATCTGTCCGATCATGCATACGCCGGTATTCCAGCTTTTAAAATCATTCATGAATTTTCTAATTTTTCCCAAAAATGATTTTGAAGTTTCTCCTGCCTCCGGTATGGGGAATTGTGTGCCGGCAGGTTCCTCCAGCGCTTTGATTGTCATATTGGAAATGTCCCCGCCGGCGGAGTCGGCTTTCTTGTTCAGTTCCGCATCCAGAATATCTGCGTTATCGTTAAAATCCTGAATATCAACGGGATCGGTGCCTTCCGGCTTTTTTAAATTGTAATTTGGTGTTAACTGCATATTATACCTCCTTAAGTGTTCTTACTTCGTCCCAGATCATTGCCCCCAACTGCTTCCATGTGTATGGTTTCAATTCCTCCCAGATTGTGTATCGGTATTCAAACCGATAGGCCAGATGCGCCGGTTTGATATCTTCCAGCATGTTGATAAACGCCTGCATATTGCGGGGAATCCCTTTGATACCGATAAACTGAATTACAAATAGGTGGTTGGGGTTGTCCTCGATCACGTTCACTTCACCTCCGCTAAATGTTGCCGCGGTCTCTTCTATCATCCGTTTTGTCGTCGTCCCATGCCCACGCAGTTTTGCCATCAGAATCTCCCGGCGCTGCTCATATGTCAAAGACATATTGGTGGCCACTCCCAACATTTTCTCCCACCTTAACAGGCCCCAGGTCGCTGTCTCGATAAAACACTGATCCAGCAAGTCCCTCAGTTCATGCTGCAACAAACCGATTTCCGACCCTTCGGTCCGATAGATTTCAGCAAGCTCCAGGACCTCCGCCAAAAAGGGTGGGGCGTATCCGGCAAGGTCCACAAAATAGTTCTCCGGCTTTGCCGGTACATCCGGCGAGGCTATCTGATACCTCTGACGGCCATAACTCTCTTTGCCATACAACTGCTACACCCCCTTCAGATCATTCCAGCTGACAGCGCCTTTTTTCAAATAGCTGCTGTCATGATTGTGATTCTTTGCCGCCGCATCTGTAATACCAAACCCGGCCAAAGTGGATGGATTCGTACCGGCCGTCACATGTCCCTGTACGTTGACGGTAACGCTTTTGTAGGTCCCTGCCGCCACTCCACTGTCCGGATGGGTATAGCCTGTATTCGGCGGAACCGCCCATGTGCCGTCGCCGCGCAGAAACTGCTCCTGTTTACCGGCCGCCGGCGCGGGGACCAGCCCGCTCGTGCCGGCGGCCGAGGCGGTTGCCCCCTTTAGATCGCTGTAGGTGGTATTATAATCCGGCCCCCAAACTGCTGTTCCATCCTCCGCCCACCGTAAAATCTGGCCCCCGGATCCGCCTGCGGGAATATGTTTCATTCCGGATTCGGTGGGATGCACATACCGATTGGCTCCCTCTGCAATCCCGGTCAGTTTATCCAGCATATCCTGCGTCAGGTTGCTCAGCACATTTTTATTGCTATGATCATGACGTTTGTTATAGGCCTCGTCATAGTTTGCCTTATCCTCTTTGCTTAAAAGTCCGTCCCCGCTCCGGGTCGCTTTCGGGATTGCGTTGGCCGAGATTGCGATCCAGCCGGTTCCATTCCAGCGATAGGTATAATCCGTGTCCCTGACATTGACGGTCCAGCCGTCCTTGGGATGCGGGTATGTATCGGAGAGGTCTGAATAAGTATTAACCGATGCTTTCCAGTCGGCTTCGGCCAGGAAATCGAAAAACTTGTTGTCAATCTCACTCCTGCTATACTTATCGTCCCAGATCGGCCTATTATCATTAATGGTATTTTGAATCGCTGTTTCAGCCTGAGCCGCTCTGAGACACTCTGCGTCAACCGCCTCGCTGTTTGCCTGCTCGGCGGCTTTCGCCCGTGTCTCCTCCGCGTTCACCGCCTCCTGGGTGCAGCGGACCGCCTCCTGCAGCCGGTTGATATCGTCCGCCTCCACCGTGTCTCCATCCGTTTCATAGCTAATGTAAACCACGGGCTCTTCCGCATATATCTTTACCACCCGCTTCCAGGGTGCCAAGCTTGGGGTGGATAAGGTGTATGTTTCAAGACGTTTCCCAGTCAGCTTCGGTCCCGTATAGACCGCAAATGCAGCCGTGTTAATATTATCATGCTGCAACTCCCCCTCGTACACGCCATCTGTGGGACGAACCGCTTCTTCGACAACATATACATTGCCGTCAACCTTATTCAGCTTCTCGTAAAAGGTGCTTACATTCATCGTGCCACCTCCAGCGTAATTGCCCCCGGTACCGCCAGCTCCTCATCATTCAGCGCCACATTTCCGGCGGCGCCGTTCAACAACAGGTCAAAGTAATCCTCCACGCCATCGATCCCCAACAGCAGATTTCCGATTTTAGCCAGGCTCACATAGGACAGATCCAGCGCCTCCTTGCGCAAATACCCTGCCATTGCTTCCTGAAATGCACTTTCGACAGATCCCAGATTCATCCCTGTCCGCAGCTTGACTCCGGCGGATACATTGATGGCCTTTTCGGCTACCGACGTCACTGTGACGTCCGCGCCCACAGGGCGGAGTTCCTCGATGTGCTTCTGTACATCCCGCACCAATCCGTCTCCGGCGGCCGACATACCCGCGTCTGAGATCACTACCTTTACAGTCCCGGGTCCATTGGCCAACGGGAATACCCGTGCCGCTCCAACTCCGTCGCATTCCATGGCCCAGTTATAATAATCATACCGGTTGCCGCTGGTGGAAGGCTTCTGCACCTTTGTCAGGTATCGGTCCAATAAAGACTCTGTCGACTCCTCATCGCTCCCACTGTCGATTATCTCCGTAAGCTCCGCTTTTGTAAGCCCCGGAATATAATCAACCGGCACCATCGCTCCCAGCTCTCTGTTTTCCAACGCGCCCGCAGTCTCACATTCCATCCGGTATGTCCGATCCCCTATGCGCTCAACGGCGACATAGTTCAGGGTTCCCAGCGAAAAACGCGCTCCCAGTTCGATCTCCATATTAAATTCCCCTTTTAACACAGCCTTTGCAGCCGGATGCGGGGTGATATTCCATTCCGAGCAGCGCCTGATCAGATATTCCCGAACCGCCGTCTCCGCAAACATCTGGTCTAACGTCCACCCAAGTTCAATGTATGCATTCTGCAATTCCACCGCGGCCGGCGCAAGCGCCGTATAAACGGGAGAGCTCTGCCTGGTATCCAATTCCGGGCTGTTTTCTTTGACGTTTCGGAGCATTCGCTCAAGAATTATTTCATACGTGGTGTCTTCATACATTACACATCAACCTCCTTGGATGCCTCTACGTCCCCATACTGCGTGTGCGCGGTAAACGTAACACTGAGCTTATGCCCTACTATGTTGAACGAAAACGCATCAACGCTCTGTATCCTGTCATCCTGCAGCAATGCTTCCCGAATGCGTTTTTTAATTTTTGACTTGGCTAACTTCATGGGTTTTCCCAGCAGACTGGTCAACTCCACACCGTAGTTCCAGTTATAAATCAGCCAGTCAAACCGTTCGGTATTGAGAATGCAGTATATCGCCTGCTGCACCGCCTCCCTTCCGTCCACACAGCCCTGCAGTCTTCCGTCTTTTAAACAGTAGGTCCGGGACGGCTGCTTGCGGATGACAAATTCCCGTCTCAAAATATTGCCTGTTTTCGGCAGCATGTTCGCCTCGCCTCCTTTCTACCAGCGTTCCAGCACCAGATATTGCTGGCCGCCCTTTTTTTGCAATAACAACACGCGTTCCCCCGGCTTCAAACCATTTTTAACCGTTACGTCCACCTCTCCCAGCTGCGGGATTACCATCGTTTCCGTGTGGTCGGTCAAACGCCTGGGCACCAGTACCTGGCTGCCCTTTACGGTCGTTTTCTGATCAATCTGTACCGCTGCTGGAGAAACGCTTACCACTGTGCCGGGAATGAAATCACAGGGGTCCCCTGCCTCCACGGCCTGCAGCATAATCCGTTTCATATTTTCAATCCATTGGGCGTCAGGCATTAATACCAGCTCCTTTCAACGTCAAATCCATGGTGTGAATTCCCTGATCGATTGTATGAGTTACCGCTTCGATCAACAGATAGTTTTGCAGCTGCATTTCCCGAACATCCAGAAATACCGGCAGCAGACATCCTGCCCGCACCCGGACGTCTCCAAAGGCATTTTTAACAGACAGGCTCCTGGTCGGCTGATTGTACAGCGCCAGGTAACGCTCCGCCACCTCCTGGCCGCTCACACCTGTGTCAACGCTTTCATTTAGCTGCAAAATCCCCCATTTGTTGATGTTTTCCGTATGCTTTGTCATGTAAACATCCCGTTTCTTTGTCTGCTCGTTGTCCTGGTAGAGTTTAATCTGATTGTACGTGTTCTGGTCGATGCTGATCTTAAAATCGTAATCCTGGGCGGTTTGGTTGTCGATGGTAATCCCCAGCTTCATATTTTCAATATTCTTCAACGCCAGCTTTCCCACATCGTCGTAAAATACAAACAGATTTCCGGTATAAATCATCGTCAGGTCCAACGCATCCAGAATGATATCAAACAGACCTTTATCCTTCATATTTCTGGACTCGATCACATACCCGGTGTCCTCAAGTTCCCCTACATTCAACTGAAAATCGCCTGCAATCATACGGATCACCTCGGTAGCGGTCTTGGCTTCATAATTATAGCTGTCTTTATTTTTGAGGTAGCGGAGCTGATCGTAAGCCGTCACCTGCATCTGACCGCCGCTGCTCCAGTTCCGCTCAAAAATAAAGCCAAAAAATACCGGCTGGCCGCCCACGTCCACCCGGATTGCATTTCCCTCTTCAATTTTCAGGCGGCTGTCCGGTAGCAGGGTGAAGGAGCATTTTCCCGCCTCGCCCTTGCGCTTTGTCTCCCAGGTAACGCTGTCCAGCGCCACCGGCTCATAGACTGTCTGACCGTTCTGGATATATAAATGTACATCCACTGTTTTCACCTGCCTTTATGACGGAATGGTAAGAACCTGACCAGGACGAATCAGGTTGGGATTGCTGATCTTGTCCCGGTTCAAATCATATAGTTCCTGCCAGCGGTTGCCATTCCCTAATAACTGTTTGGCGATTTTCCAGAGACTGTCCCCGCTTACGACCATATAGCTTCCGGCGTTTTCCGGCTCGCCCTTGCGCTCTGTCCCCGACTCCTCAGACGCCTGAACCGTCTCGGCCTCATCCTCAATGAGGACAAAGTTCATGATTTTCGTGCCGTAGTTCCGGTATTCCTTTAGGGAAATGGAGACGGTCAGATCAAACCCTTCCTTCACGTCGTCTGATACCTTATAATCCTCCAGAGTCACATCCAGATTGGTGTCAAAGGAGCTGAACCGCCCGGGGCCGTCCCGGATCACGATAAATTCGAAGGGCGTTTTGCTCTCTTTTAAGTTCTGTAGGTGATCCAGAAAATCCTCCGCGTTATCCACACTGCCGTCCCAGACCGCCGCCGGGTAATCCATCTGCGGAAATACCACGTCCAGCGATATCTCCGCCAGCCCGGCCGGCCGGACCAGATTGATCTCCTCCCCGTTGATTAAATTAGCCGTTTTATTCTGCCCCGGATAACTGATGGGAATCTTCTCGGGCGGTATGGGAAGCCGAATGTCGTCAAGATATACTTCGTAAGCCATTAAATATGCCCTCCTTCCGCCGCGGCCGCCAGAAATTCACCGGTAAACGTGGACAGGAAGCTGCCCATATCTTCGAAATCGGCCTTTTTGGTGAGCTTGTTGTTATTGCTCACATTCACCTTCAAATCTGCCAGGGTAAAGCGGTTGATGATCTCCTGCTCGGCGGCGTCGCGCATGTATTTTAGGTCCTCATCCATGATATTCATGGAATCGGCCATGGCGGCGGTGTTGGCGGCGGTGTCTCCGGTATTACTTATAACCTCTTCCCCAGAAGCTGCCGCAGGGGTATAGCCATTCTCCGTTCCTGGAACATAGGTGTTCTCTTCTGCCGCCTTTGCCGCATTCTTCTTGCTTTCCGCTTCCAGCTTTGCCGCTGCAATATCATCCTGGCGTTTCTGCTGTTCATCTTGGAATGCCTGATACTGCTCAGCCATTTGCTGTTTTCTGGCCTGCTTATCGATTGCATTTTGTTCTTTCAGCGCAGCTAAATCAGCTGCCCGCTGTTTTTGATTCGCCTCTTCCTCAACCGCCGCGTTGCCTGCGAACTCGACATGAGCGATTGTATCAATCGATGTGCCTGCAACACTGTTGACCGCTTCGATAAGGGTATTGACATTATCAATGGCGCTATTTATAAAATCTTGCAGGAGTCTGAGGCCCATAACCTTCAAATTTCCAATCGAGTTTAGGACATTTACTTTGAATAGCTCGAATCCATATATCATACCGTCAATTCCATTCTGTATACCATTCCACGCCATAGTAAGGTTAAGCTTGAGCAGTCCAACCCGGGTAAGGATCGAATCTACACATGTCAGCCAGGCCACTTTCAAACCACCGATATGATTTACCCAGATCGCTATCGCCGCTACTGCCGCTATAATCGCCACCACAATCCATGTCAACGGACAAGCTAACAGCGCTGCGTTGAAACCGATCTGTGAAGTTGTCATCCCGGTCGTCGCAGCCATTTCCGATGTAACCGCCGCTCCGTGGGCTACAGAAGCGATCGCCCCCAGCGTCTTCAGTCCATTGCTTATTGCCTGCACGGCAGTTGAAACCAAAACTGCCCCTTTATAGGCGAGAATCGCCGATGTAGCCCCTAGAATCACCGGTTCCAGCCAAGCCCAATTATCTTGCGCCCACAAAACGGCCTGTCCCATCATGTCCAACGCCTGTACCGCCCCACCGGCCAGCATCTGAATTCCATTTGTAACGTTTGCAGAGAGTGCGTTAAACCCATCAGTCTGCGTCATTGCACTGATCTGTTGAAGCGCAGGTTGAAATGCCATCAAGGCCTGGTTGCGGATATGATCCGTCACCTGACCAAATGTCATCGGCATCTGTCCAAATTTCTCATTTGTCTCATCGGAGGCCGCAAACATCGCATTCTTAATAACCTCGGCTGAAATAGCGCCATCCGCTGCCATCTGTTTGACCTGCTCAATCGGAATCCCCATATAATCCGCAATGTTCTGGACAATCGGCTTTGCATTGTCCAATACCGTGTTCAGCCCCTCGCCCTGCAGTTTACCGGAAGCCATGGACTCAGTAATCTGCGACATTACGGAATCCACTCCCTGCGCGCTGGTTCCCGCAATAGCAAATGATTTATTAAGCTGCTCAGTAAACGCAATCAGCTCGTCATTGGAAGAGAACGCCCCTCTTGCCTGCAGTCCCATCTTTGTAACAGCATCAGCCGTTGTCTGATAGGCCCCGCGAGAGCGTTGAGCCGCCTGAAATATTTTCTGCTGTAATTGTTCCGCGGTATCCAAACCATAATTCATTTGATCCAGACGCGCCGTTGTCTGTGTCACCTGATCCGCAAGCGATATCAGCTTGCCTGCCGAAGCGGCGTTTATCAGCATACCTGCATAACGCTTGATGGAACTTCCCAAGCCTCCTGCCGCCGACTGTCCCCCTTTGACTGACTGATTAAATTGTTCCTGCGCCGTGAAGTTATTGCGTATATCCCGTTCTGCCGAATCCATAATGGAATTAAGTTCCTGATATGCTGCATTTGACGCTGAAATATCCATCCGGCTCATTGCACTGCTAAGTTGTCCTTGTACAGTGGCGGCCTGGGACAATTTTCCGCGAAGGGTCTCCAATTCGTTGTTGACCTTATCGGTACGAAGATTTACTGGTATGCTGTTTAGCTTTTCAATATTCAACGAAAGTCTCTGTATACGATTCTGAGTCCCCGCCACATCATTCAACATCCCTGGAGGTACCACCTTCATTCTTCCTGCCTGTGCGGAAATCGCCTGTTGATTTTTATAAAGCTGCTGTGCCGCGGTTGCTGCTGCTTGATATTCCTGTTCAAAGCGACCCGCACCACTCTTCATAAATACCGGCTCGGAAGCTACGCTGTTCCAGGTTGGAGGTTCCGGTGCTTTCACAGGCGTTTGATTGATACGTTCCAGCCCTTCCCGGTACCTTGTCAGCTCCACGGAGACGTTGGAAACGGCCTGACGCATCGCCACTGCCTGAGTCGTATTAAAACCCGTATTGATCGCCGTCTGTGCTGCAGCCATGCTGCTGACCATCGTATTCATAGAAATCTTGATAGATTCTAACGTCGAGGGCATCTGGACCGCCAGTTGGTTTGATGAACTCATTTCTGCCATATGCTCACCTCCTGATTATTATTTCGAGTATTATAAAAGCACCCGGAAATTTCCGGGTGCTTGCCGCAATGTATTCTATTAAAATCCTGTTACACCTACAATCGTGTATTTATTACACTCATTATCTGTAATTATTGCTTTGAATTGCCATGTTTCTCCAGGTCCCAGGTTATTCATATTATCTAAAGTAGACCCTAAGACTGTATCATCTTTGTACATCTTAATTTCTATTTGAACATATGAATAATTTTTATCAGTATTGTTTTTAACCTGACCGGTAACATATCTAAGCATTCCGTCATTCAAATTCTCATAAGAAAGAATTTCTAAATCTTCTTTTTTAGCTTCTGTTTCAGGTATGCTTGTCTCTGATACATTTGTCTCAGACGACTTTTCAGTATTTGATTTGGTTGAATTATCAGGACTGGTTTTAGTACTTTTCCCCCCTATTGATGATATAATAAAAATCAACACAGCAAAAATAATGAAAAAAGTCAAACAACCAACGAGGCAACCATTCTTTTTCTTCTTAGGTACCGGCTGAGATGTCTGCTGGCTCCCTTTTGCAGTTCCAATAGACGGATTATCCTCACCTTTAGTTGCAGACCCTTTTAATGGATATCCACATTGCGGACAATTCTGTGCATTATCAGAAATTTCCTTGCCACACTCCGGACATTTAATCAAAGCCAT